CTTCCGGACTGCCGTTCGTCTGGATGTTGTTCACGACGTTCATTTCCATTTGATTCGCCACGGCCGGAGCCTGCGAGGTCTTCGCCTGCGATGCCGCGATAGCCCCCGCCGCCGCCTGAGTCGGCGCAGAGGCGTATCGGCCCCAGTCCCACGCATCCGCCGCGGGCGCCTTGGCTTCGTCGCCACCCCTGAAGAAGCTCGCGATGCCGCCAAAGACGCCCTTCACACGGTCCTTGATGCCGTCCGCGGCTCCACCATCCGGCGCAGGCTTCCCGCTGGGGTCCTGCGCCGGAGCTGATGCCTCTTTCGGCTTTCCTTTTGCGTCGAAGCCTAAAATGTCCGCGATACCGCCCATGGCGTTTTTCACGCCGTCCGTAACGCTATCAACAGCTCCGCTTACGACCCCTTTCACTTTGCCGCCGATATTGAGTGCATTCGCGACCCACTTGCCGATCAAACCAACAAGCGCCTTAAACGCCTTCTTCGCCCAATCGATGGCCGAGTGGAAGGCCCTGATAAAGGCGGCGCCGACTTCATCAGAAAGCCCGGAAAGCGAAGATAGCGCCTTGGGGATGCCCTTAGCTATCTTCGTTGGCAGATCGGTAAAGAAGACCTCCAGGCCGTCGAATACCGCGACGATGCCTTTCCCGATCACCTTCAGCGGCAGCAGGATCCCCACCGAAAGGGCCTTGCCGACCCCCGAAAAGTCGACGCCGTCAAAGAGGCCGCCGACCCACTTGCCGAAATCCTTGACGCCGTCCCAAGCGGACTGGATCGCCCCGACGATCTTCTCCGGGATGCCGCCGAGCACTTGCAAGAAGTTCAGCAGGCTCTTTCGGAAGGCGTCGATCTGCTTATCAGAAAAGCCGATGAAGCTCAGGAACTTCCCGAGAAGGGAGTTCCCGCCGTCAAGGAAGGCGAGCAGGTCGTCGAGGGCAAGGCAGAGCGCGAGGACGCCTGCCACGAGCGCCGCGACGGGATTCGCGAGCATCGTCGCATTGAGCGCCGCCATGACGCCTTGACCGGCCTTCAGCGTCTTGAAGAAAGTCGAGGTTGTCGCGATCGCCTGGATGATCGACCGGCCGTAAGTGACGGCGAGCACCGCCCCCAGCCCGGCGAGGATCAGCTTCACGCCCTTGCTGTGCTCCCTCAGGAAGGCCACGCCGTCGCCGAGCACCTTGAGAACGCGGTTCACGACCGGGAGTACCGTCACCCCAAGCACATTCCCGAGGGCCTGCGCCTGATCGGTGAACTGGCGCCAGCGGATGTTCATCTCGCGCGCGGCCTTGGCCTGCTCGCTGGTCATCGCCATGCCTTCGTAGGCCTTGGCGGCGGACGACGCCTTGTCCGTGAACTTCGTGAAGACCGCCGCGGCGTCTTGGCTCAGGCCCATCGCCCGCATAAAGTAGGCGGCCTGCTGCTGGCTCATGCCCTTGACGGCCTCACCCATGCGGAAGAAGTCGTCTGCAGAGCGGCCCTTCTCGACCGTCCAGTTCTCGAGCGCGGACTTGAAAGCCTCCTCAGAGCCACCTGCGTCCCGGTTCGCCTTGGCCCATGCGTCGATTTTGTCCACGGCGACGCCCGTGCGCTCGCTCAGCACGTCGAGGCTCTCGCCCATCTGCGAGAGGCCGCTGAAGATCTTCCCGCCCGCGAAGACTGCGAGCACGGGCCCCAGGGCGGTCTTC